TTGGTAAGCCTAGTTAGGCGCAGAGTAGGTAACGGCCTGGATATAAGGCAGCTAGAAAACGTTGTTGCCATTGTTTTTAATGAACTGGCTTCTTAGTTACGTTGCACGCTGGTGTTTTAAGCAACGTCATGGTTCTATCAGGCGGTACCCCAGTGTGAGAGACAATGTTCAGTTCAGCTACTGCAAAACGCTAATGACAGCAGACTGCATTACATACGGAAGGTTAGCTCTTGCGCGTTATACAAGCTATGACCCTGAAAACAGAGTTTTAGCTGTGGAACAAGTAACGTACCAGGATGACGAAAGTGGTCATACAGAGTTTGAATGCCAGGTTACAACTGCTTTGACCTTTGGTATTGATGTGGCTGTTATGAGTTATTTCCCTTTAGATCATTTTCCATTTTTGGAACACCTAGTAACAGAGTAGTGTGCTACACTGCTAAAGTTGCACGACGCTACCTATGTCTGCTCAAATCTTTCACGGAATCCAGCATCTCGACAAGATCGAGACTGCCGCATCAGTTTGCTTCGACGTTGAAACGCTCCAGCTACAGCCTGAGTGCGGGAAGTTGAGGCTGTTGCAGCTTGGCTCTGGTGTCCGTAACAGTGTTGTCCTTATTGATTTCTTTGACCTTGATAAGAGTGACTTGGTTAGGTTGCGCCATTTCTTCGGTAGTCCAGTCCGATACTGGCTTGCCCATAACGCTGTATTTGATCTTGGGTGGTTGCAAGAGCACAAAATTTATCCGCACGGATGGGTGCGGTGCTCCATGTTGGCCAGCCGACTTATCGAAAACGGGAAGGCTTTTTCTAAGCATGGACTTGCGAACGTCGTCAAACGTTATTTAGGTACAGAATTATCTAAAGAGCAACAAAGATCTGATTGGAGCGGCGATTTATCTGACGAGCAAAAAGAATATGCTGCTAATGATGTTATAGCCCTTATGCAATTAGATGAAAAACTGGACCACGAAATAGCTAAGTACAGACTTAGAAAAGCGTACAGTTTGGAGTGCCGTGCACTACCTGCTATGGCTCAGATGTGGCGCACAGGTTTACCCTGGAACGCCGCTAATTTGCAGCAACGTAAGGAAGATTATCAGGTAGATATAAAAGCTTTAGAGAAAGACTTTATACTTCAGCTGGATCATGCTCTTCCTGAGGGCAAAAAGTTACCCAGAGACGAAGACGATACTTTTAATTTACGTGCCAAGGATGAGGGTAAGATTCGTGATGGTAGTAAAAGGTACAGAGGTTTCAACCTTAATAGCCCAAAGCAACTGCTGGAAAAATTAAGTGATCTTTTAGATGAGACACCTAAAGACGCGAACGGTAAACCCAGTGCTTCACGACAGTCTTTACGCGCTTATGCCGCAGACCATGAGGTTATTCAAATTTATCTGGAGTGGAAAAGGGCGGATAAGCGCCGTCAAATGATTAACTCTATCCAAGATAAAATGGATGTTGATGGTTTTGTACGTGCCAGCTACATGCAACTTGGTGCGCAATCGGGGAGGATGTCCTGTATTAAACCGAACAACCAGCAAATTCCTCGTGATCCACAGTTTCGTGGGTGCGTAGAAGCGCCGGAAGGTTACCTCTTAGTAGATGCTGATTTTGGTCAGATGGAGCTAAGGCTTGCAGCTGCTATTGCAAAAGATGAGCGGATGATCTCTGCGTTCCAACGGGGTGAAGATCTGCACACTGTTACCGCTGAAACTATTGGGTGTAGTAGGCAGATAGCTAAGTCTGCAAACTTTGGTTTGCTTTACGGCTCAGGTGCAAAAGGGCTGCGTAATTATGCCGGTGGCTCAGGTATCACCATGACAGTTGAGCGTGCTGCCCAAATCCGTAAAGATTGGCTGGATGCTTTTTCTGGGATTGCTGAGTGGCAAAAGGAAATGGCAGAGGAGTCAGAGGAAACTGAAGGGGATAAGTGGGCGGATACCAGGATTCCGGTTTCTGGTATGCGGCGGTATTTACAAGGTGATATGAACCGGTTGACTGTTCGGTGCAATACACCGATCCAGGGAGCTGGTGCGGCCATTCTTAAATGCGCCCTTGGCAAGCTTTGGCCCTTGGTTTATGAGGCAGGTGAACAGACAGTGCGTATTGCAGCCGCAGTGCATGACGAAATTTTGTTGCTGGTGCGTGAAGATGCTGCTGAAGAGTGGGCCGCTCGCTTAAAACAAGTGATGGAGGAAGCTGAAGCCGAGTGGTTGGGGGACATTCCCGCATTGGCTGAGGTTTCCATTGGTAAAACTTGGATGGAGACCCACTGATGATTCGCGTTTACTGCACAGACAAAGGATGGCTCTCTTCTTGTAATGGCACAGTAGTATATTACAAGAATTTGCAAGAGGCTATGGATGCCGCTTACAGGAAGGCAAATAGTGATGGAGCGCCTGAAAACAGCAATACGCACCGCTACTACGGGTGACCTTCAACGAGCTGCCATGTTTTTAGAAGGAGCAAGAAAAGTACGAGCAGGCTGTACGAACCAGCGTGCTCAAGCCCGTCATGCTCAAGCAACTGCTTGGAAAAAGAAAACCGATTCTTCTATTACATGGTAGTATAATTGGAATAATCTAAGCAGTATGGCTCTTCGACACGGCAATAAAACTTACTTTCAAATACTGCTAGATCCCCATCGAGCAGAAATGATCCAGGAAGCCGCAGCAAAAGAAGACAAGAGAGCTACAGCCTGGATACGAGAAGCCATTTACTCTGAATTAAAAAGATCTAGTCCTACTTCCGTGTATAACGAAGCAATGGCAAAAGATCAAGCAGAATGGAGGCAATCTATTCGTAAACGTGTTGAAGGACGTATTAAACAAAAAGATTGAGATGCGATATATTTTAAAACCGTGCCAAGATGAAGCTCTGTACTTAGCAGCTTTTTACAGAAAGCCCAAGCAAGTCTGCTTGTTTACTTCTTTTCTAGAAGATGCTTGTAGCTATAAAAATAAAAGTATGGCTTTGGATGCTGCACAACACCTGAAAAATTTGTTCGGCATTGACGCAGAACTACTGAACTCATTTGAAAATGAAACGTAAAAAAGCTAGCTTTATACCCGCTACTTCCTTTCGAGTAACCAAGCTCAAGCCCAATGGCCCTAAAGACGGTCAATCAACTGAGGCTTGGGAGCGAGGCAAAGTTAAGAGCGACAGGAGATGGGACGAAACCCGCGAAAAAAACTTCAACAAGCTTCTCCATTAAAGCCATGGATCGCTTTTACTCAAGGCAGGTCAACTGAGCATCCATCTCAGAGATCCTGGTGACTGCTTGATTCAGTAGCTTGCGCTGATGCCAGTTCTGCCGCACCAAAGCAGCACATAAGCCTTGGACTTCCTCTATATCCGTAGTGGTGTAAATGGAACGGACTGATCGTTCCATCATTAATTCCTCATGGAGCGATTGTTGCGCGATCATCCAGTCCATCATTGACCTGCTCCAGAATTTTGCGTTCCTCGCTGTAAGGACGCTTAGCCCGAATGTAGTCCTGGACCGCAGGAACTAGCCACTCTTGTGGCGGCCAGCAGTTATCCCAATTCACAGGTTGCGCACAACCGACGACCACAGTGCTCCAGAAGGCAAGCATATAGCTCCACAACCAATACAGACCCATTAGGCAGCAACAGACGCCATAACTCGCAAATGGTTGTTGTAGTTGCCTGTCACCGCGTAACTGATCGCTGGAACGTTACTCATCCGGTGAAACACCATCTGGCCAATTTTTAGATTGGGATACAGATGCAAGCCGTGATGCCGACGTTCATTCTTCAGCTCTAATGTCAACTTGCTCCCGTGCCAGCCTGGATCGCACCAACCAGCCAGCAAATGATTCAACCCTTCTCTGGCACGGCTGGACTTCAAGACGAACTGAGCCGAAATGTCATCAGGCAGATTAAACGTCTCAACCGTTTCAGCTAGTACAAACTCACTAGGCGCTAAATAATAAGGATCCTCCTCTGTGCGGTCTGAAATATCAATCTCGATCAACTCACGCCTATCGCTCACCTCAATCATTAACCGGTGGCCAAGACGAAGATCCAAGCTGGCTGGATTCAATAGCTCTGGAACGAAAGGCCAAACCATCTGATGGCTGTCACACAAAGCCCTAATTTCGTGGTCGCAGAGAACCGCCATACAAGCCAATCAAACCGCCAGTTTACTCATCATCAACCAAGATCACCCAGCCCGAACCACTTCCCTCAACCTCCCAACGCTGCTTAAAAGCTTGACGTGAAATCTTGGCGTTCTTTCCGCCATAACGACCTGAATGGCCGCCTTTTTCAAGATCCGGCAAACCTCGTGGATCGTGCATGATCCAATCATTTTTATCCATACCAACAAGGAGACTCCAATGTCCACAGCCGTAGCTATCGCACATTGGTGGTTCACCTCTGCTCATATCACCGTGATGGAGCCAACCCACCAGGACAGGTCTTCCTGCTGCTAGTTCAGCTTCAATTAAATACTCGTCACCGTCTTGCCTAAATTCAGCATGTAGTCCCAGACTTCTTAATGCACGGATTTGCGCTTCAACGCTTGTTGTATCGCCAAACCGTTCCCTGACTTTGTTATATGCGTCATCAGTTCTCACCTTTCCATAAAAAGCTGCAACCATCGCAGCAGCAGAGCTGAAACATTCCCGGTAGCCCCTGCCGCTTTTATTGTCTAGCTGGTGAAAATAGGGCACCTCAGTTTGATGTGCGATCCCACTAGCCTTCCAAGCTTCAAACCAAGAAGCATCCTCTCTCAGCAGTTCCTCAGGTAAAGCATCCTCTAGCTCTTTGATGGCTGCTAACTGGTGCGGGGTTCCCTTGAAGTGCGAAAAGAACGGGAGTAACGCAAGCACCATGAAAACTCGGTTCATTTAATCAACGCCGGTTTAGGGCATTGAGTCGAGCCTGAATGGTAGCCGGAGAAAAACAAAAAACCAGCCGCTCC